CATAAATTTTGCGCTGTTGTACAAACCTGTGCTCATACCCAATGCTGAATGTATGGTGGCATTGTAATCTTCTCTACGTTTTAGAATGAATAGGACTCGGGACATTTTCTCTCGCTACTGTGTATGGTTATTACTGCGTTGTAACTATTTATCATTATATTATAATATAATGATTACAGCACTATTAAAGTGCCACTTTTAGAGATAGCCGGTAGCGAATCAGTTTTCTCAAGGCAGTAGCCGCCTATTCACATACGGTAACTAGTACCGGTCCTAAGGTGAATTCTTATTCATTGCCCCCAGAGGCAACTCGATCTTCTTCAGACTTATTAATTTCTATTTCAGCAGCCACACGCTCACGCTCGATTGATTTTCCACGCAGATGTAATACTGTATTAACTTTTTGATTCAAACGAATTAAATCGTTGTCTAGCATACGAATACGATCAATAAGTGCAATCAGCACTGTGTTAGCATCTGACAGTACAGGTTTAACTTCTTTGGTACACCACTCCCAAACCATATGAATGATAAATCCCATGCCCACTGCCATGATGATGGGGAATCCGTACTTGTTAACTAGATCAGCGATTTCATTCATGATTTAAAACCATAACCAGAGACCCTGGCTCATTAATAGTATACCAACTCCTGCTACTAGAAAACTTGACCAAAATAGCTCCATACGCACTGCTAGGATACTAGCAGATAGTAGTACGATTGCCAATTGATATGCTGTTGATGCATAACTGATCCATGGCGATTTTTTCTTAGCAAGATCGCGTTCTTCTTCTAGTTTTTTAGCGTGGGCATATAGGGCTTTCTTTCCTTCTTCGCCTTCTTCATAACTAGCCGCTTTGGCAGCAAATACTTCTTTCTTGACTGGATCAACTGTTGTCTGTGCAGCAAGCTCGTACTGTGTTTGTTTGATGCTCTTAGCTTGATAAAAATTCCATAGGTCATTTGCTTTAATAGTATTGTTCATAACAGTACTACTAAGTCCGCCGCTGATAACTGTGTTAAATGCCAACAAGGCAGCAAATACGTTGATAACCATACCTGCCTTATCTTTGATCTTCGCTTCACGCTCTGAACGTGAACCAGTTAAAGGTTCTTTTGGACCTTTACTAATCATATTTAAAATTGAATCTACTAATGCCATGTTAATACCGCTCCTATAAAAATTCCTACTATAAATGCCAACCCAGCCCATTTGGCTAAATCTAAATCTGTCCAGATTTGTTGTGCTGGTAAGTTGTTTGGATCAAATTTATTCATTTACTTTGTATCCTCGAGTAAATTGTTCAACTGTCTCCATCTTAACTAACATAGCACGACCGTTGCGATTAACTAATTTAAAACAATCGCCACTACGCCACCCTAACTTGTCTATGTTAAGCTCTTCATCTAAGAGTATTCTATTGGGTTCTAAATCCCAAGTATAATCAAAGTATATCATTAATCTCTTCTCGCATCAGTCTTGCCATCAGCACGTGATATACGATCAACATCAGGACGTAGTCCTAGTGCGTTTGATACAACTGTATCAATACGTATAACATCGTGATTCATAGTTTTAACACGATTGTCCAAAGCGGTAATAATACCAGCCATACCTTTGACTGAACTAAGAACACCACCTAATAATAATTTGATTGTAAGATATACAAAGTAGCCACCAGCCATAGCTGCAACTACTGGGAAACCTAGTTCCCCGATGATTTTGAAAATATCGCCCATTTCCGATTCGCTCCCGGTTATGTAAGTATTTATCTCAGATTTAACCAAAATACTTGCATATATTTCGCAGATATGTTTAAATACAGTATGACGTATATAGCCATAATAATCTTTGCAGCACTGTTAATCTATGCGATGATAGAGCTTAAAGATTGGCTAGATACGCAATAGTATTGTTGTAATTCCTTTGGATTGAAGGCATTGCGGACCCGGGTTCGACCCCCGGCATCTCCACCATAAGGGCATAGTATGTTTGAAAATTGGCATTGGCATTATCTATGGGGTATAGCCTGCGTTGTAAACTATGTTTTTATGATGGGGATGTATTGGCTTCGACGTGGTGAGATAGAAAAGAAGGCAACACAGTAGGCGATGACTGTAAATCAAGCAAATTTTGTAAATGCAAAAACATCTACATTCGAGTATTTCCAAGTTCCTGTAACATTAGCTACTGCTAATGATGCAGAATTTGAATTAGCTGCCTAAGAAACAGCCCTCGCGAGGTAGTTATACCTTGTCACCCAAAATAGCAGAACCCGCTTCGGCGGGTTTCTTTTTGGCTTAAAAATAGTTATACTGCTTAATAATACTACTATATAGTAGTATGCAAATTACTAAAAATTTATTAGAAAGTTTTTATACAATAAGCAAATTAGAAGAACACATATCTATTAAAAATGATTTGTTATCTTTAATAGATAGTGAACCAGTGGCTATTAAATCATCGGACCCAACTAACAGTATAACAAAAGTTGATTGGGCAAGTGCTACTAATCCAAATAGGCCTTGGACTCAAATCTTTAGTCCTATACTAATCAATCATCTAGATCAAGTAGGGCAAACTTTAGGATATAAGGGTTGTAAGATAAACGAATTATGGTATCAACAGTACATCCATAACGACCGTCACGGATGGCATGTACATGGCAGTAATTTTACTGGTGTTTATTATTTAGAGTTGCCAGAGAATTCTCCAATAACTGAAATGGTACCACCTTATGAACAAAATCAAATTGTTAATCCAGTAGTAGAAGAAGGCTCAATTTTAGTGTTTCCAAGTTATACTATACATCGTGCACCGATTATACAGGACAATTTAAGGAAAACAATTATATCTTTTAACTTTGATCTTTACGGAATTAAGCCCGACGTTATTAATTTTCTTAATAATTGTTATTAAAATAATTATTGAAAAAATCAATTAAAACTGTTGATTTAATTAGTAAATACTATTACAATAACATATCAGTATAAACACTGAGTTATTAGTTTTCAAACACACACAAGGAGAATGATATGAAAACAGTTGGACATAAATTAGAAAAATTTGCAGTGACTGGTGTTAAACCAGGACAACCAGAAGACGCATACTTTACAATTACCGATCAAAGTTTTGAAGGCAAGTGGAAAGTAATCGTTTACTATCCAAAATCATTTACTTTTGTTTGCCCCACAGAAATTGTAGGATATGACAAATTGAATCAAGATTTTATTGATAGAGATGCTGTTCTTTTAACAGGATCCACAGATAATGAATTTTGTGCTGTAGCTTGGCAAAAAGCCCACGCAGATCTACAAAAAATCACACATACACAATTCGCCGATACACAACGAGGAGAATTAAGTTTAGTCGAACAACTAGGCGTATTTTACGCACCTGCTGGTGCTCCTTTAAGAGCTACATTTATTATCGATCCTGATAATGTTATCCAACATGTCACAGTTAATAATCTAAATGTTGGCCGCAGTCCAGAAGAAACCTTGCGTATTTTAGATGCCTTACAAACGGGAGAACTTTGTGCCTGTTCAAGAACTGTAGGCGGTGAAACATTGTAAGTCCGTAGGACAGACATAAATATACTAAAAGGAACATTTATGTCTGACCGAACACCTTACACTTATTTTGTTTTACACATACCCACCAGATTAAAATATTATGGGTCCAAGTATGGAAAAGGATCAAATCCCAACACATTTTGGAAACCCGGTGGGTATTTTACTTCTTCTGTTAAGATCAAGAACTTATTAAAAGAATTTGGGATAGATTCGTTTAAGGCAGAAGTGAGGAAAGTGTTTGCCACGCCTGACCAAGCATTGAACTACGAATATCGATTTCTTAAAAAAGTGGATGCTCTCAATAGCATCAATTGGCTTAATGAGAATCTCGGTGGCGAAAAGTTTAGAAATGTGGGACCGGCAAGTGAGAAAGCACTAGCATCACAAAGAAAGAAGAAACAAACACCAGAGGGAAATGCTAAACGATCAGCATCACTGATGGGGAGAATTATTTCTGAAGATACAAAAAAGCGTATGTCGTTGTCACAACTTAACAGGCCAGCAGATAAAGAAGAAAGCAGAAGAAATAAAATAAGAGAAA